CAGCTCTACGCAACGAATCCCGCGACATCCGAGCGAGTGATGATCGAACAGGGCCGCGTGAAAGTGATCGCAAACTTCGCCACGGCCGATCAGAACTTCGATGCAAGATCGCAAACGAGAAAGGATCTCGATGCGGTCCAATCGCTTATCAGGCAACTCGTCCAGACGGGGGGAGTTGTCGAGTACAGGATTGGCGATCGTCAAGCCAAGAAATATGACCTCGCCGAACTTCGCGCCGAAGAATCAAAACTTCTTTTCCGCCTCGCTCGCGAAGAACGCGCCGATCGGATCGCTCAGGGCCTCGGTGATCCACTTTCAAAATATGTGAGATTCACATGATCAATACGGTGAAGCGGTATTTCAGAAACAGGGCGGAAAAAAGAGCCTTCATGAGGGCGATGAGTCGAGCCTTTCAGGGCGCGACATTCAATCGTCTCACATCTGACTGGATGGCTTCGTTTCTCTCCCAGGATGCTGAGATTCGATACGTTCTTCGCATTCTTCGCAATCGATCACGAGAGCTCGGCAGAAATAACGACTATGTCAGAGCGTTTTTTCGTGCCGTACAGAAGAACATCGTCGGTCGCGGTGTATCACTTCAGCCTCAGGTTAAAGATGATAAAGGCGAGCTAAACCCTAAAATCAACGCCGATATTCTTCGAGAGTGGTCACATTGGACGAGAAAAGAGAATTGCCACGTCTCAGGCACTCTCTCATTTCGGGCAATCGAGCGCCTAGCTGCAAGATCAGCCGCAGAGAGTGGCGAGATCATAGTGAGATTCATTTTTGAGAAGTTCGGGCGATCGAAGATCCCGCTCGGTCTTCAAATCATTGAAGCCGATCTCCTCGATGAGAATTTCAATGGGAACTTTGGCTCGAACCGCGTGAAGATGGGTGTCGAGCTCGACAGATGGGATCGTCCCGTCGCTTATCACTTCTTTACGTGCCATCCGGGTGACACAAGTTTTCCTCAAGAGCAAAAGGACCAAGAGCGAGTTCGAATTCCGGCAGAGGAAATCGTTCATCTTTTCATTGCCGAGCGACCAATTCAGACGAGAGGCTTTCCATGGATCGCGTCAGCTATGCTCACACAGCATCAGTTGGGTGGATTCATTGACGGTAGCGTTGTTCGAAAACGCGCACAGGCCTCAATTATGGGATTCATCACGACTCCGGAGCCGGATGACGGGAAGCCAAATACTGACGGTTATGATCGGGTTGAGGACTTTTCTCCCGGAAAATTTTCTTATCTTGCACCTGGCGAAACAGTAACGGTTCCCAACTTCGGTAATGGAAGCGAATCGGAGTTTGATCCATTCGTTCGCGCCATGATTCGAAAGACCGCGTCCGGAATTGGCTCTTCATATGAAGAGATCAGTAAGGATTGGTCACAAAGCAACTATTCATCGTCTCGCCTCGCTCTTCTTTCCGAGCGTGATGATTGGCGGATTCTTCAGGATTGGATGATCGAGCACTTTCATCAGCCGATCTTCGAAAAGTGGCTTGAGCTTGCGGTTATGTCAGGCGTGATCAAAATCCCTGGATATTTCTCCGAGCCTGATCGCTTCAACGGTGCCAAATGGAGAGCGCGTGGATGGGATTGGGTCGATCCGATGAAGGACGTCACCGCTGATCTAATGGCTCTCGGGGGATGCCTACGCACTTATTCCGACATCCTCGGCGAGGACGGAAAAGACTTCGAAGAAACAATGCAACAGATCAAACGTGAGCGCGACCGCATGAAAGAGCTCGGTCTCGATCCCGATCTTATGGCTTCAAAGCAGAAGCCGACGCAACAACCGATAAATGAGGATATGAATGAAAATCCAGAAAAGACAGCTTCGAACAGCCAGGGCTGAGGACGTCTCAGTCGAGAATGAGTCGCTGACATTTTCATTCTCAAGTGAATTTCCGGTGGATCGTGGATGGGGGATGGAGATTCTCTCGCACGCTCCAGGTGCAATGGACATGACTCGATTGAAGACGTCGGCACCGCTTCTTTTTAATCATGACCGTGATCTCCAGCTTGGCGTGATTGAAGAGGCGTGGATCGGTACGGACCGTCGTGGTTATTGCAAGGTTAAGCTCTCTCGGAGCGATTTCGCTCAAGATAAACTCAAAGACATTCAAGACAAAATTCTTGTGAACGTATCTTTCGGATACGAGATCAAATCGATCGTCCTCAATTCTGACGAAGCTGGGAAGCATCCGGAATATCTCGTCACTGAATACATGCCCTATGAGGTCTCATTCGTGACCATACCAGCGGATTATACAGTTGGTCTCGGTCGGTCGATTGAAGAAGGCGGAGAAATCGATCTTGATGAAGATGACGATACGGATGCCGACGAACAATCAGATGACGACGGCGACGTTGATCGCACTGGAGACAATGGCGAGGACGCCTCGAGCTCTGATAATGACGAAAACGAAAATGAACAAGAATCGCGAAACGCGAAAGAAAACAATATAACGGAGAGGAACACTTCAATGCCTGAAATTCAGGAAGCAGTTAAAGCAGAAAAGCAACGTGTAAAAGATATTCTCGCTCTGGCTGAGAAGCACGGCGAGCGCGAACTTGCCGATAAGTTTATCGAAGATGGAAAAACACCGGCTGATTTCGGCCTTGCACTCGTCGAGAAACTTGGTGGACGCCATCACAGAATCGACAGCACGCCAATCGATCTTTCGAATAAGGAAAAGCGTCAATATTCACTTTCGCGAGCGATCCTTGCCGTCGTTAATAAGAATTGGAAAGACGCAGGTTTCGAGCAAGAGGTTTCGCGCGAAATCGCAAAGCGAGCCGGCAAAGATACGGAAGGCTTTTATATGCCGACCAATCTTCAGGTTCGAGCAAATCCCTATCTCGCGGGCACAGCCGCACAGGGAGGAAACCTCGTTCAAACGACAGTTCTTGGCGATCAGTTCATCGATGTGCTTCGTGCGCGTGCAGTTATTGGCCAAATGGGCGCAGTGATGCTCACAGGCCTCACTGGCAACATTGCTATCCCGCGCAAAAATGGTCGCTCGGCGATCTACTGGATTGCTGAAGATGGCACCATCACTGAGTCGGAAGCGACATTCGATCAGGTTGCTTTCTCGCCCAAGACAGCCGCAGCTCTTAGCCAGGTTACACGTCAGTTGCTCCAACAGGCCAATATGTCGGTTGATGCGATGATCGCCGATGACATGAATAAGGAAATGGCCCTTGGCATTGATGGCGCCGCGATCTATGGCACCGGGGCGTCTGGTCAGCCGAAAGGTATTTTGAATCAATCAGGCATCGGATCAGTCGCTCTTGGTGCGACCGGTGGAGCACTCACCTTTGATGCGATGATCGACCTTGAGACAGCTGTCGCAACGGCGAATGCTGATGTCGCGTCGATGAAGTATCTCACCAACGCAAAGCAAGTTGGCGTTCTTAAAAAGATCAAGACCACGACTGGCGCGTATCTGTGGTCTTCGACTGCCAATGGAAGCCCGGTCGGGTTTGGCGGCGTGCGTGGCAACGCCGTTGGCGAAATCAACGGCTATGAAGTTTTCCGCTCGAACCAGGTTCCGTCGAACCTCACGAAGAGCACCGGATCGAACCTATCGGCAGTGGTCTTTGGTGACTGGTCGCAACTTGTGATCGCACAGTGGCTTCCTGGCATCGAGATCCTCGTTAACCCATATGGCGACGGTTACAACAAGGGCGCCATCAATCTTCGCGCTCTTGCGATGGTTGACGTCAACGTCCGTCAGCCGGCGGCATTCGCGGCGATCACTGACGCAACTTGATCTGAGGTTTCAATGAGCGGAGGGGCCTCGAGTTCCTCCGCCTTCGTTCATGCGGGGTCCAACAATGAAATTGAAAAAGCAACTCCGTGAGCATTTTTCGATCGAGCAGGGCAGCGAAATGGTAGTTGGACCTGCGATTGTGGAAGTGACTCACGACCAATTCAAAAAGAACGAACATAAGTTCGAGCCCGATCCAGTTGATGAGGCCGAACCAGCGTTCGACGAGAAGAAAAAGAAATCGAAAAAAGGTGAGTGATGAATCCGGGCTTTGAAGTCATGGACACGTTCTTTTTGGACTTCGCAGTCAGTTGCGTGAAGCCAGACGGTTCCGTGGTCAAAGTCCTTCTCGATATGGTCGATCAAGAGCTTTTAGGAGCGATGGTCGTAGCAAGTGAGATCAAGATGACAGGAAAGACCTCGGATCTTGATTCTCTGGTCGAATTTAACCGGATCACAGTTGATGGCACGGATTACGACGTTCGAAAGCTAATGAAAATTGGAGATGGCCTTCTCATGGAAGTGCATCTTTCGAGGGTGTCATGACGAACCGCGAACGGATTCTTAGAGCTGTCGTGGCGACAATTCAGGGGCTACCTGGGGTCCAGGCCGCAAATATCGGCCGCACACGCGTTGATCCGTTCAACTCAAATAGACTCCCAGGAGTGACGATTGAGCCTGGGCCAGAGCAAATTGATGCGACAAACCTCGCATTTATCGATCACAAGCTATCGGTCATCGTGAAAGTCGTCGTTTGTGGTGACGTTCCTGACTCAATCGCAGATCCCATCATTGAATCTCTTGAACAAAAAATGATGGCAGACCAAACGCTCGGTGGATTGGCGATTCAAGTATTTCCTAAAGGCATTACACCTGAGTTCATTGAAGGCGATAGGCCAATCGGTGAGTTCAGTTATGAATTTGAAATTAATTATAG